AGTCGATCTTCTCCGGCGCCTTGCGGTTGACGTAGCTGGCCATGGCCGGCGCGTCCTGCAGCAGTTCATCGGTCAGCGGCACCAGCGCCACCAGCTTATTTGCCTTCACCGTCAGCTCGGTCAGCGCCGGCTTCGACTGCGTCTTCTGGCCGCCCTCGCTCTCCCAGTAGGCCTGGATGCCGCCGGTGGTCTGCCACGGCGTGGTCTGGTCGGCCGGCACCGTGATGCCATTCGAGCTCGTCGTCATCTGGTCCGTGCGAGCCAGCAGCGAGTCCTCGCCCATCACCTTGGTCACGATGGCCGTGCGGAAGTCCGGCGGCACCGCGAAGCCGCCGTCAGCGCCGACGCCTTCCTGGCCGTACGTGGTCGGCGCGTTGGCGATCAGGCGGGGGTCGACTTGGCCGCCCTTCGCGCTGGCACCCATCACGGCGCGCAGGTACTCGGCCTCGTTCCGGAAACCCCACTTGCCGACGTCAGCCGAGCGCGGCTGCGCCGGGACGCTTGCGCGCGGACGCGGCTGCGTACGGGCTTGAGCCTGGGGTTGCGTGTCGTCGTCATCGCCGCCGCGGGCCTGCGGCTGGCTGCCGGGCTGCGTGCGGGCCTGCTGCGGCGCCGCGGTGCGCGCGGCCATCGCGGCGACCTGCTGCAGGCGCTCGATCTGCAGTTCGGTGTGCTCGAACTGGTCGTTGATCTTGCCGAGTTCCTCCATCTCGTCGACCGTCAGGTCGCGCTTTTCCGCGGAGGCACGCGCCTGGATGTTCGTGGCGGACTGGCTCAGGTCGAGAACGCGCTGCTGCAGCACCTCAATCTGATCTTCGCCGTCGTTGAAGAAGGCGGCATGTGCGGGCAGCGACAGGGCTGCAGCGACGGCCGCGGCCGTGAGCGCGACGGCCAGCTTGCGATTGCGGATCATGGTTGTCCTTTCAGGGGTGGTGATCCAGAAACGAAGAAGCCGCCTCGAGGGCGGCTTCAGTGGGGAAGCGTGCGGCGCTGGCCGGCTACGCTCTTACGGGCTCGCGCCCGCGATTCAGCGAGGCCGCGCGCATCTGCATGCGGGCGACCATGTGGTTGGCGTCGATGGAGCCGTGCGCGGCCTGCTTGATGTGCGCCGGCGCGTTCTTGAACTTGTCCAACAGCTTGGTCGAGCTGCTCGCGGCGACGATCGTGCCCTCGGTCTTCTTGTCGGCGAAGCCGCGCTTGACGCAGTCGTCCGCGTTCATCCAGGTCTCGGCTGTCATCCAGGCGCTGATGTCCTCGCGCTTGCCGCCTGTGCGCGCAACGTAGGTATCAAGGATCGTGGCGTCCAGCAGCTCAAGGGAATCGGCCGACTTGCGCATGTCCTCGGCGGTGCCGACCGCCAGCCCCCAGGCCTGGTGGATCATTGCCGTCGCATTCGCGGAGATGTCGATGGTGTCGCCGGCCATCGCGATGACCGATGCGATCGACGCTGCGATGCCGTCGATGTGGACCGCCTTCTCGCCGTCGAAGCGCTTGATCTGGTTGTAGATCGCGATGCCCTCGAAGACGGAGCCGCCGTAACTGTTGATGTAGATGTCCAGCGCGTTCGCCTTCTGCTTCTTCGCGTCGGCCATCCACTCGCTGAACGTCTTGGCGCTGAGGCCGCCGAACCAGCCTTCACCGATGTCCTCGTAGATGAAGACGTCGTACCGCTTGCTGGCGGCGTTGAAGCGGGCGAACGAGTTCATCGGGTTCCTTTCCTGGCTTCCATGAGCCGTTTCGCAGCCTCTGCCGGCGGCAGTCCATCAATCACTTCGGCGCCGAGCGCATCGGCCGCCTGCCGCAGCGCGGCATTGCCACCGAACAGCGTGGCCATCTCGTCGAACTCCGCGGCCAGATACGCGGCAGCGTCAGCGCGCGCCAGCTCGGCCGCGTTCCTGCGATCACCGCCGGACGCCATGCGGCGCGCGTGCCGGGCCTGTGCGCGCGTGAAGGCGCTGCGCAGCCAGGCCGCAGACACTTCGGCCTCGTCGTCCGCCTCGTCGGGATCGGCGGCGTCATCGTTCGCCGCCGGCGCAGCGGGCGCGGCGGCCGGCGTCATGTTCTTGCCGACGTCCTCCAGCCGCACTGAGGCGCCGTTCATGGTGCGCAGGTCGCCGCCCTGCGCCGCGCTGATCGTGTTCTCCCCGAGCTTTCGAAGGGCGTCGTTCACGCTGTAGACGCCGCACCCGCGCAGCGTCTGAATGGCGACCGCCCGAGATCCGAAATCACCCTCTGCAGCCCAGTCGAGGTCGATCTCGACGAACTTCTTCACCCGCGGCGCAATGAGCTTGAAGTCGCACTCCTGCTGGATCTCGACTTTCCACGGCCGCAGCGTGTCGCGCGAGAACTCCAGGCCCTGGTGCTCGATGTTGTTGTTCGTCGCCCTGAGCAGGTGCTGCACCTTGTGCGGCGGCACCTTCCACCAGCGGCAGATCTCCTCGACCATCTGGTAGCGGGCCTCAGTCATCTGCGCCTTCTGCGCCTCGACCTGCAGCTGGTGGATCTTCGTGCCGCCCTCGGCGAAACCGAGCCGGAACGCGTTGCTGGGCCCGCGGTGCCGGCTGGCCCACGATTCCTTCATGCGGTTGTAGGACTCGTCGTCCATGCGGCCGAGCCCGGGCACCTCAAGCACGACACCGAGTTGCGTGCCGTTCGAGAAATACGCCTGCGAAAACTGCTCCAGCGCAACGGCCAGCGCCAGCGTTTTCATGGCGCGGTGCAGCTGGTTGTCGCCGAGCACGCCACTGATGCCGGGCCCGCGGATCTGGAAGACGTCGCGCATCGGCAGGTCGACGTATGGCGGGTCTGCCGATGCCCAGTCATTCTGCACGCGCAGGAACAACTTGCCTGTCTCGCTGTCGCGGCGCTGTTCGCAGCGATCAGGCGACAGCGGCCAGAGCTCGACGACTCGGCCCGCCATGTCGCGCACGATCTCGGCGTACCCGTTGCCCCACCCGGCGGCCGCGATCATCAGCGCGCGCTTGGCCGACTGCGCGGTCATCTCCGGGTTCGGACGCGTGTTGAGGATGTACTGCAGTGCGTCTTCCGGCAGCGCAGTCTGGTTGCTGGCGCCGCGCGCGCCGGCGTAGGCGTTCCAGTCCGAGGACGCGATCGGTGCCGCGATGGCGTCGATGCAGGCCCAGCAGGTCGCGACACCGAGCGCCACCTCGGGCGAGACGTGCGGCGCGCTGGGGCCGCACACATCGTCCGGCACGCGGCCGTCACCGCCGGTGCGGATCCACTCGATCAGCGCCTCGCCGTTGCCGGTCTGGCGGCGTTGCGGGTCTTCGGGGCGCGTCTGCAGCGCGTCCATGACCTCGACCGGTGCGAGGGCCTGCACCATGTGACCGATGACGGGCGATGCCGCCGACTCGCGCCGGCCGGGCCAGAGGCTGCGCACGGCGCGCGTGAGGGCGTTCGGCATGCGTCAGGCCGCCCAGCGGAAAGATGGGGTGGCGCGCCGCGGCTGTGGGTTCATGCTCATCAGCGCAACTCCGTTGAACATGGCCAGTAGCGGGTCGATCTTCGTGGCTCCCGCGATCTGCTTCGTGATGTAGATCGCATTGCTGCGCACTTCGACCTTCGCGCCACTGACGCTGTAGGCCATGAGGGGCTGCGCGGCGTGCAACAGCGTCCGCGCGGCGAGCTTGCGTTCGGCTGTCTTGATGGCGCCGACGAGTCGCCAGCCCTGCGGGATCGCGACGATGCGCTCATGGGCGATGCCGCGGCCGACGATGGCGTCGACGATTCCACCAAGGCCGGCCTGGTCAACACCGACGCGATCCAGCAGGCCGCTTGCTTCCATCTGCTCCACATGCGCGGCGAGTTGCTCGACATCCTCTTCTGACCCATCGGGGATCACCACGAGGTCGCCCTGCGCTTCGAAGTCCCTGAATTTCGACGCCTCGGACTTGCGTCGCTCGAGGACGCACTCGTGCGCCCAGGCCTTACCCCAGTGCAACCAGTTGCCTGTGTCGATCTCGCGGCCGATTGCGCCGAAGCCGAGCAGGTCATCCAGGCCGCCGCCGTCCGCGCAGGCGACGACGACTTCGGAGCGGTCGAGCAACTCATCGAGCGTCTTCGGCCCAGTGCCGCTCTTCTCCCAGTGTTCGGCCCCGGCCCACCGGTTCGCATGCATCGCGACGCCGATCTCGACGTTCAGGTGCTGCGAGGCCCAGGTTCGCAGCGCGGCCTCGCCCTTGAGCTCCTCGTCAGCGCAGCGCTCGATCAGATTCGCGATGTGCACCGAGCGTCCGGCGTTCGGGTTCACGAGCCCCCAGTTCGCGCTGTCGCGCCAGGGTTTCGCCGGGTCCGCCTGCATCTCGACCGGAAACTCGTACAGGACCGGCAGCATGCGGCTCACGCGCTTGCCGTCGCGGATCTCGCGCGCCTTCTCGAGGTCTTCCTTGAACACGCCCGCCGGGGGCTCATCCGACTGCGTCGTGATCTCGACCAGGAACGCCTCCGGGAAGGGCTCCATGCCGCCGCGCAGCTGGATCATCGCCTTCGAGGCGCGCGCCATCTTGCCGAGCACGTGCACTTCGTCGACCAGGCACCCGACCACCTTCTTGCCGGTCACGATGTCCGGGTCGAAGGTCATGATTTCGAGCTTCGCCTGCGTCTCGCGATGCACGATC